CTTTCGGGCAAACCGGAAACGAACTACCAGAAAGAACCAAATCCCCTGAGGTGACTATAATGACCATAACCTTCGTCGACTACGACAAACGTCGGATCACTGGAACGAGAGTTTCACATCTGACCATGTACCGAGATGATTGTACATCGATCTCTCAGTTTGGCCCCTACCCTTTGACCTCGAATCTGCACGTTTTAAAACATGTGCATATTTCTGGTTATCGGGATTCGGAATTCCAGGCGAAGATTGATGCGGGTATACCGTGTAATAACCCATATTTAAAGAAGGTTATTTCTGCGGATTTCATACCCATTACATGGCATTATGAGGAATACCCTAAATTCCCGTCCTGCAACCCAAAATGGGCAGAACAGTACGGGGACTTTTACCTTCATCCCGATGAAATCATTGGGAAAGGGTATTGTGTTCCTCCGGACAGCTTCTGGGTATACCTAGAAGCGTGTAAATCACAGGCTGTTATGCAGGCATTTTCTAAAAGCCGCGCAGAAGCTAACCTGGGAGCCACCTATGGTGAGGCAAAGGAGACATTGGGATTGATCAAGAGTTCGTTGAAGCAACTTATCAAAGTCGCTACGTACATCAAAAAGCGAAAATTTGGTAAGTTGTGGAGAATGATGAAAAAGACCGATGTAGCCGATGTAAGAATGGCCTACCGGTACGGGGTAACACCTTTAGTTCAAGATGTTAAGAACTATACGAAGGCGCTCTCGCGCATTCTATGGCCAGAAAAGCCAAAGGTGTTTACAGCACGGTCCTCGTGGAATATGAGGAAAAAACACTCTGTGCAGGACATATTGGTTGAAATCCCTATCTGGAACGGTTATTATTGTTTCAGGGGGGACTACCATGTCGAACTGGAGGGTGTTGCTCGTGCTGGTGTTCTGTACGACGTCATAAGGGAGGACACAGAAGTGGTCCTTGGAACCCTTGAACTGGCGCAAGCCGGTTGGGAGCTTATGACGCTGAGCTTTGTTGTTGACTGGTTTGCGAACGTGGGGACAGCTATTTCCGCCCTCGCGCCAAAGACTGGTTTAGAACAGAGGCTCAGTTGGAAATCGGCCCGCTATTTCATTAACGAAGAATTCAGGATAAAAACCCTGGATTTCCAGTCTTATAGTCCAACGATGGACTATGAAATGGCGCTAATGGGAGCACCTGTATTACGTAAGCAAACGCTTACAAAGACCAGGGTCCCACTAAACGGTGTTTTTGACGATCTCCGGATAAGTTTTTTGCCGGACATCAAACTCACGTTCAACCAGATCGGTGATCTTGCTACAATAATAAAAGGTTTTGTAAATATCTTTTTGCATTGAGCCGACTCGCTGCTTTGGTACGTGATCACGAAAGGAACTATTATGTTACCCTCACCTTTATCGATTGTTTCAAAAGATGAAGACAACGTCACCGTTGCCGCTCTGGCATACGAGCGTAAGTCCCCTACAGAACCCGTGTACCTCGGGCCCAACCATAGTAATTCGGCCGGGACGAAGGACACCCTTTCTGTGCGGACAAAAGGACCTAAGGCGACACCCACATACAGAGGAAACATACGTGGGATCGCACAGTTTGTTGGTACCGTTACTACGGGTACCGACACAACCGGAGAAATTATTATTGAGGTTAATACCCTCGTTCCGGTCGGCGCAAGCCAAACTGCGGTCAATAACGAATTGTACAAGGCGGCGGCGTTCATCAAAAGCGAGCACTTCAGAATTGATGTGCTTTCTCGTGGTGAATCCTAAATCTCCTTGCTTTTAACCGTTATTTCTGCACTGAAAGGAATCTGTGATGTTACGTCCAGTCTTATCAAGCTCTGGCGAGAAGCCAAGCAAGAAAACAAACAAGCAGCGGAGTTCCAAAAGGCCTTTCGAAAAGAAAATCTTCGAAATCAAACCTTGCGGAAAAGATTTCCACTGGGAAATTTTGAAAACTCTGCACCATGTCGTCGTGAGCATAAACAAGCAGTGCATAAGGCCCGAATTCGACGTTGCCTTGCGCGGAGCAATCCGCGAAAAGAGCTTCGTAAAACTCGGGGACCTAGCACTCGCCAGCGCGAGGGAAGAAAACCTTAGCACGCAAATTGCGGCTGTGGAAAGACTCTTATCGCGCTTCCTGCTAAAAATGGAAGACGACGTCCGTGAATACAAGAAGCCGGACCCTCTTGAAAAGTTCTTCAAAAATGAAGTACAGACCGGCGTTGTGAATATGAAACTATCACAGCGTACGGATGTGCCGATCTATGAGGCGCTGATCAAGAGGGAAGTTTCCCGGCTTCTCGGACGCCTACCAAAGGTAACCGGTAGGCATGGGCCAGGGGCCTCTATAGGTGTGAGTCGTAAGAACGCCACGATGTTACAAAAATGGCGTCTTCCTATTACTTGCACCGAAAAGGCCCAACCACTCCTAAAGAACTTTGTGCAGGATACTGCACTATTGGAAAACCACTTCTTGAAATTCGGGTCTTTTAAAAACGGCCCCAATTACTCGTTAGTGGGACATCACCATTTGGAAGATGTTTTTCCTTATTGTGTTGATGGTACCAAGAACTATAACCGCATTGCTTTCGTGAATAAGGATTACAAATCCTACCGGACGATCGCGGTCGAAAACACCGGGAATATCCTGTTACAGCTTGGTGTCGGAGATTATCTTAAGAGGCGTTTAACAAAATTCGCCATCTATATAGACGATCAACGAAGAAACCAAAAGCTGGCAAAGCGGGGTTCCTTTGACGGTTCTCTCGCAACAATTGATTTATCCGCGGCTAGCGACTCGATTTCAATCGAGGCTGTACGCGCGTTGTTGCCGAAAGACTGGTTTGAGTTTCTTTCCTCCTTGCGAAGTGAGAATTTTTTGCTTCCATCTGGAGAACTGAGGAAATTCAATATGTTCAGTTCAATGGGAAACGGTTATACTTTTTGTTTGGAGACGATACTCTTCTCGGCCATGGTTATGGCATCCATGTGTTTACACGGACTTGGGAAGCTGAAGGCCCTGGACTCTGCCATTTATGGAGATGATCTGGTGGTCCCTTCTGTCGTTGTCCCCACACTCCTAGAGATTCTCGAGTATTATGGCTTCAAAGTGAACAATGAAAAAACGTTTTTCACTGGGCCTTTTCGGGAATCTTGCGGTAAGGATTATTACATGGGATCAGACGTTACGCCGGTATACTACCGCGCAAGGCCGAAGACTCCGTGCGATATCCTTAAGCTCCACAACTCTCTCTACTCCTGGTTTGCCTTTCATGCGGTCGACGGTTTCGACATAGTGTCGGAAACGATACTCGATCACATGTACTTCACCCCATTTGGGCCGGTCTCCGAAGAAATTGAAGCGTATGCTTTTTGTACGTCTTATAAAACAATTTCCGAAGATTCCCGCCTTTTTGTTAAGGGGTTTGTTAAAAAAGAAGCGGCAACGGATGACAAATGGTACGATTTTGTACCACCCAAAGGGGATGGTCCTAAATTCAAAAAACGGACCTGTGTTACCCCCGATGAGTTTCCGTATGACCAAGGTGCTTGGGTGATGTGTGCTGCTTTGTGTGAGAAAAGTGAGGACCCGGGTTGGTTGCAAACTCTCAAGAGGAAACTCAAGAAGTCTGCAACTTCAAATGGCTTACGGTTTACAACAGGGGAAGAAGCTATTCGCTTCACAAAAATTCCCATAGTAAGACCGTCGTCAGACTCGATATCAATACTGTTTAAGTATGATAAAGGAG